CCTGTGAGCTTGTGTTCAAAATCATTATTAAATGTACTGATGAAGCACTTCATGAACACAATAAGTTTTGGTCTAACCATCAAGAAAGGCTAGAAGACAATAATGGCGATATTGTCGCAGTAATTTTAAAGTTGATTGGTCCAATGGTGCACACAGCTTGCCATGCAGGTAAAGATTGGATTGGTGTTGGCAATAAATATGGAATTAACTCAATTTTTAATGAAGAAGGTTGGGATCCTGACTGTTTCGAAATCACAAAATTATATTTCGAAGATTACATCAATGATGATGCATTTGAAGTCTCACCAGCAGTACTGGAGGGATAATCATGAAATATTCAGTAGATCCAAAGTTCAAAGATTATTACATAGAACTTGTAGGCGAGGAAAATGCAGATTTCACAGTAGATAAAAATGGTTTGCTTGAAGATCGTGATGCATTTTTGGCACATGCATGTTGGGAATATAAAGAAAATCAATTAAAGGACTATCAAGAACAGATAGAAAATTTAAAGCTTCAAAATGACTGCATGATTGACCAAACATGGTTCATGAAAGGCACACCTGTAGCAAATCTTATTAAACATGCTGAAGCTGTTTATCAAGCAGAAGTTACTGCCCAAAACTCTAAAATTAAATTTGGTACTGATGACAATGAGCATTGGTTTGCTCACGAAGTACCTTTTTTTGGAACTGTTCAAATTGACCGTATCGAAGAGTATGGTTTAGTTGAGTGGGATATTCATTTCAATCAATGTTGGCAAGGGCCATTTAACTCTAAGCAACGATGCATTCAGCACTTAGAAGAATGCATTGCTGAAAAACGCCAAGAAGCCAAGGAGGGTTAGCCATGTCTAAATATCATTGCAAATGTGGTGGCCTTATTCTTCCCGACTTTGAAGCCTACAAAGTAGGTGATGAAGTCAACTTCATGATCCAAAAAAGAGAAGGTGTGTACCAGGGGAAAATTGCTGTTAGCCAAAAAGCACATAACGGGACAATTACTGAAATTAAGGGTGACGATATCACCGTAAAAACTCGTGTAAGAACCTATGTTCTATACAGATATGCAATAACTCCAAAGGAAGCACCAGGACCAATTGAATATTTACGAATTGGTCAATGTCGTTGTGAACTTGATAAACAAAGCAAAAGAGGTAAAGAGCATGCAGTTCAATCTTAAAAATGCATTGTTTTTCAACCTGTTTTTCTCAATTTTGGTGAGCACTTCAATACTGGTTTTTGGAGAATATTAATGAACAAAAAGCAATTATATGCGGCAAAAGCACGACGCGCAGCGGATCTAAAAGCCCAGCAAGATAGAGCTGCTCAAGGCCCTTATGAACTTAGCATGACTTTCTGCGTTGATGAAGTAAATGAGGTTATCGATAAATATCGTGAAGAATCAGGCTTGGAAGATGCTGAACTTACTCCAGAGCATGTGGCTTACATGGTTTATAAGGGGGATCTCATCATTTGCCTTAAAAATATTCTTATCCCGTTGTCACAGGAATGGACACTGAAGGTAGACAGTTATTACTTTAATCAAGAAACAGATGATGAAATGACGGTTTCCGTTGAATTTGAAATGGAAGAAATGCCTTTCAATGAGTTCAAATTCGGCAGCAAATTAAAGGTAGATCGTGGCCACGGTTTAAAAACAAGATGGAAGGGTATAAACCAAGAATTAAATGATCTGTTACTTGCTGAAGTTCCTGAAGGTTATGAACGTATACGTAGTGAAGCAAAATTGACCTGTACGACAGGATTCACTGACTATAAATGTCTACAGGAATTTAACTTCGTAAAAAGAGTACTTCGAAAAAATGGCACTGATGGCATCCGTAAAGTGAATGAAGCCGTTCATCAATATAAAGAATTTGATATGGCCAAAGTGAACGAAACCATTCAGCAGCACAAAGAACCTGAGGTGGTATAAATGACAGCCCTAATTTTTGATACTGAAACCCATAAACTGCATGGTGATATCATTGAAGCAGCAGCTGTAGAAGTAATTTTTCCAACATTTACTGCTGATATTCCAATCATCCCAACCATGTTTGATTTCACTAAACGCTATAAACCAAGTGAACCAATTTCAATTGGTGCAATGGCTGTACATCATATTGTTGATGAGGATCTTGTGAAATGCCCATCATTTACGAAGTTCAAACTTCCCAAGGATGATGTCCAATATTTAATTGGCCATAATATTGATTATGATATTGCCGCGATTAATCGTGCTGGCGTTGTGACTAAAGGTATTAAAGCGATTTGTACATTGGCAATGGCCAGATACTTATGGCCAACATTGGAAGCCCACAACCTTTCTGCACTTGCATATCAAATCAGCAAAAATCGTAAGTCGACTCGTCGTGGTTTACGCAACTCTCATTCAGCTTTAAACGATTGCAAAACCACATATTCACTATTGCTTGAGATCGTTCAAACAAAAGGTATTAAATCTTTTGAAGAACTGTATGAGTTTTCAGAACAGGCAAGATACCCAACCCATATTTTTTACGGTAAATATAAAGGTTGGGCAATCAAAGACATGGATGATAGAGATATTCATTGGTTAATGAACAAAACTTTAGATGGATATCTCCACATGGCTCTCGAAAATGAACTACTTTCAAGAAATAGTATAGACGAACAAGACGAGCTGCCGTTCGTTTAATTGCACACCTCTTATGCGCCTCCGTTCGGAGGTGCATTCCTCTAAAATATTCCTAATTATTAAGATACTTAAATGTAGGTCTACATATGTCTGCAGGACTCGAAATCCGTGGGAAATCGATGCGAATTTGGATGCGTCCGATCGCAACCGAACCAGCCATTAAAGAAACATTAGACTGGGCCTTTACTCCAGAGAATCAAGAAAGGGCAGAAAAACTGGCCAACTTAATAAAGTTAGAAATACAGCTGGAGCAATTCAGCTTGGCCAAACATTTTCCAAACTCAAAACACTTGAAAAAGAATCAAATTAGTTACTATGCCAACCTTTACTTGAGCCAAACAATTAAAGAAGTTGCACCGAGTACTTATGATTCATATAAGGGGCATGTTTACAATCATATAATTCCCAAATGGGGCCAAATTAACCCAAAAGATATAAATACGAACATGCTTAAAAAGTGGATTGAGCACCTAAAAGATAGTCTAAACAATAAGACCGTACGTGAAATTATTACTCGTTTTTCGCAGATCCATGCGATTTGGCGTGATGAAAGACAAATGCCATACAACCCCTTTGAAAATATTGTAATTCATCAAGTTGATACACCAGAGCCAGATCCATTCAGCAAAGTCGAAATTGCAATGATCTTAAACACTGAAACGGATCTCGATATTCAAAACTTGTTACCTTGTTTATTCTGGACAGGCCTCTCAATGTCAGAGCAGATCCCGATCGCTTGGGAAGATATTGATTTGGAGAAGGGCACGATTCAAATTTCGAGATCTTATGTCCGGGGAATTTATCGGGTAACCAAAAATCGACGCAGAAAGCGGAAAATCAAACTTCTTGAACCGGCAATTACGGCTCTCAAAAAACAATATCAAATCACGGGTAATGCTCGAGCCAAAACGATTGAAGTACTTCAGCGTGACAACAAGACCAAACGAGCCGAAAAAGTTAGGTTCGTTTGGATCAATCATGAACGGTCGAATCACTTTGAATACCACGAATTACGCTATCGTTGGAATAAGCATTTAAAGAAGGCAAAAGTGCGTAAACGTGGAATTAACCAAGGTCGACATACGTTTGCCAGCCAACTTCTAACATCTGGCCAAGTTCCTCCAGAGTGGATCGCCGAGCAGCTTGGCCACAGTGATACATCTATGATTTATAAACATTACGGCAAACTTATTGCAGAGGATCTACCAGACTACATTACCAAGCTAAACAACTACATCACGATGTAAATGACTGGGCGTAAAATTGCGCTCAGTTGAATCTGGTTAAACAATTACTTCATGATGTAATGGTATTTACTTCAAACTTACTTTAAACATTACATTCCGAACCTTAGATAAGTGCCTATAACTTTAGGCACTTTTTTTATTTATTACTGCATTACTCCAAATCTTATATAGCAACCAATAAAGGTTAAGCTATTGATTCAACACGTTTCAAAAAGTGGCCATAAACAGCAAATAAAGATTGGCCATATACATGTATAAAAAGCTAAAAATTCCCATATTAAGTACTTTTGCCTAGCCAATATGAGCTAAATAATTGATTTATATATATCAAAATGCCTAATTGTGGTGGGTTCGAATCCCGTCATTCACCCCAATTTCGGAGCATAGCACAGCCTGGTAGTGCACCTGGTTTGGGACCAGGGGGTCGTAGGTTCGAATCCTACTGCTCCG